GATGTGTTCGACGGCTCCCCGCCGTGTCAGGGGTTCTCCACGACCGGCAGACGGCAGATCGACGACCCCCGCAACCAGTTGTTCCGCGAGTACGTGCGGTTGCTCGAGGCGTGGCAGCCCAAGGTCTTCGTGATGGAGAACGTGTCGGGCATGGTCAAGGGCCGCATGAAACCGCTGTTCGCGGAGATCCTGGCGACCCTCAAGGCCGCCGGCCCCGGATACCGGGTCGCTGTCCGGCTGCTGGACGCCTCGTACCTGAACGTCCCGCAGGCCCGCAAGCGGGTCATCTTCGTGGGTGTGCGGTCCGACCTGCCGTTCGAGCCGGTCCACCCCACCCCGAACCGGTGGCAGATGACCGTCCGCCAGGGCTGGGAAGGTCTGACCGACCCCGGCCCGTTCGAGATGCCCCGCGGCAAGCTCGCCAACCTGGCGCCGCTCGTCCCGCCAGGCATGAACGGGCCCCGCGCCCTGGTCCCGCGCGGCGGGACGAAAAGCTGGTTCAACACCCAGCGGCTCGCCTGGGACAAGCCGTCGTTCACCGTGGTCAAGTCGCTGTGGCCCGGCATGAACGCGCTGCTGCACCCCGTGGAGAACCGCAACGTCGGGCTTCACGAACTGTCCCGCCTCCAGTCGTTCCCCGACGAATACGACTGGGGTCAGTCCTCGGTCGTGGACGCGTGGGCGCGGATCGGGAACAGCGTCCCGCCGCTCATGATGCGCGCGATCTCGCAGACCATCCGCGACCGCATCCTCACCCCGGCCAGGCAGGCCGGCAGGTAACCCCCTCACCACGGAGCACCCTCATGCCCGCCGTCTACATCGACACCCGCGCCATTCCCCTTGACGAGCTGAGCCCGTTCCCCGGCAACGCCCGCCGCGGCGACGTGGACGCGATCCGGTCCAGCCTGCGCCGCAACGGCCAATACCGGTCGCTGGTGGTCCAGGAGGTCGAGAACGGGCCGCTCATCGTCCTCGCCGGTAACCACACCATGCAGGCGTTGAAAGCCGAGGGCGCCAAGACGGCGCGCTGCGAGGTCATCCACTGCGATGACATCGAGGCCCGCCGCATCAACCTCGTCGACAACCGGGCGGCCGAGCTCGGCGACTACGACCTGGACGCCCTGGCCGAGCTGCTGTCGTACCTCGATGGCGACCTGGACGGCTCCGGCTACAACCAGGCCGACATAGACCGGCTGATCGATCCGCCGCTGCCCCTGCCCGACGACGCACCCGGCCCCGAGATGTCGCTGGCGTGGGAGGTCGTGGTCACCTGCCACAACGCTGTGCAGCAGGCCGACCTCGCGGAGCGGCTGAGCGCCGAGGGCTACGACGCCCGGATCTCGTAGCCGTGGCCCGCGATGAAGGGAGGCAGCCCCATGGCCGCACCTGAGCAGCCGACCGACGACCCGCGCGCCGTACAGGCCCTGAACCTGCGCCTGGCCGGCGTGGACTGGCACACCATCGCCGACCGGCTCGACTACGCGGACGCGGTCGACGCGATCGAGGCCGCTACCGCGGTCGCTGACACCCAGTACGACGGCCTGCCCATGGATCCGCTGCGCGTGCTCGAGGTACTGCGCTACGACCGGTTGCAGGCCGCCGTGTGGCCCGCCGCCCTCAAAGGCGACCTCAAAGCGGTGGACACGGTCCTGTCCATCGGTGACCGGCGCTCACGGGCCCTGCGGCTGAACCAGAGGAGCCGCGAATGAGCGGCCTGCGCCCTGTTCGCGCCGAGGGCGACTACCCCCGGTGCGGGGCACAGAAGCGGCAGGGCGAGCCCGGCGACACCTGCCAGCTCGCGGCCGGATGGGGCACGGACCATCCCGGCACCGCCCGATGCCGGCTCCACGGCGGGAACACCCGCAACCAGCGGACCGCCGCCGCAGCCCAGCAGGCCGAGCAGAAAGCCCGCACGGCCCTCGCGAACCTGAACGTCGCCCCCGTCGACAACCCGTTCGCCGCCCTGTCCCGGCTCGCCGGCCAGGCGGTCGCCTGGCAGGAGACCATCGCCGGGATCGTCAACGAGCTCGGGGAACGGATCCGGTACGAAGGCGCGGCCGGCAACGAGCAGCTACGCGCCGAGATCACCTTGTACGAGCGGGCAATGGACCGCACCGGCCAGGTCCTCGGCATGATCGCCCGCCTGAACATCGAAGACCGTATGGCCAGAGTCTCGGAGAGGCAGGCGGAGATCGTCGTGTCCGCGATCGAGTCCGCGTTGGCGTCCGCGGGCGTCACCGGTCGCGAAGCGGACGAGGCCCGCAAGGTTGCGGCCCGCCATCTCCGCGCCGTCTAAAAACCGCCTGAAACGGCCCCTGTTCCCCTCACAGGAGGCAAACCCATGCCCACCCTGATAGACCCGCTGTCGTTGGCTGCTGACCGGCTGGAAGGCCGCTCGATCGCCACCGGCCGGTACCCCAGCCCGTACGACGTGGCGCGCGAACTGGACCCCAAGATCGTGCGGACCCCGGCGCTGAACCTTTTGGACCAACACCTTTTGGACGCGGCCGAGGGCCGCTCCCGGCGGCTCATCTGGACGATGCCCCCGCAGGAAGGGAAATCCCAGCGGGTCAGCCGCACGTTCCCCACGTGGCTGCTGACCCGGAACCCCGACCTGCGTATCGCTATCGCGTCATACGAGCTGAACACCGCCCGGCGTTGGGGCCGGGCGATCCGTAACGACATCCGCGCCAACGAAAGCCAGTTGGGGCTGAGGGTGCGCCGCGACACCGCGAGCGCGCAGGAATGGCAGCTCGAAGACCACGCCGGCGGCGTGTACTCGGTCGGTATCGCGGGCGCCCTCACCGGCCGTCCCGTCGACGTACTGATCATCGACGACCCGATCAAGGGCCGCGCCGAAGCTGAGTCCGAGGTCTACCGGGAACGCTGCTGGGACTTTTGGACGGACACAGCACGGACGCGTCTGTCGCCGACCGCAATCGTGATCGTTGTGCTCACCCGCTGGCACGAGGACGACCTGGCGGGCCGCCTGCTGGCCGCCGACCAGACCGGGGAGTGGCGGCACGTCAACATCCCCGCGCAGGCCGAGGCAGATGACCCGCTCGGCCGGGAGCCGGGCGAATACCTGCAATCTGCGCGTGGCCGCTCCCGCGACGACTGGGAAGCGACGAAACGCGATGTCGGCTCCCGCACCTGGAACGCCCTCTACCAGGGCCGGCCCGCCCCGGCTGAGGGTGGCCTGTTCAAACGGTCGCACTGGCGCTGGTACATGGCGCCGAAGGCGTACCGCCGCGAGGACGGCACGATGTGGGTGCACGACGCGGACGAGGTGATCCAGTCGTGGGACATGACTTTCAAGGACACCAAGCGCAGCGACTACGTGGTGGGGCAGGTGTGGGCCCGGTTCGGGGCGAGCGTCTACCTGCTGGACCAGGTACGCGACCGCCTCGACTTCCCCGCCACCCAGCAGGCCGTGAAAGCGATGTGGGCGAAATGGCCGCAGAGCTTCGCGAAGCTCGTGGAAGACAAGGCGAACGGCCCGGCGATCATCTCCCAGCTTCAGTCGACCGTCCCCGGCCTCATCGCGATCAACCCGAAGGAATCCAAGTACGCCCGCGCCTCCGCGGTCGCACCGTTCCAGGAGGCCGGGAACGTGTACCTGCCGGACCCGTCGATGGCGCCGTGGATCGACGAGTACCTGACCGAGCACAGCGCCTTCCCGAACGCGAGCAACGACGACCAGGTGGACTGCACCAGCCAGGCCCTCAACCGGCTGCTGGGCTCCCAGCACAGCGCCGAGCAGGCCATGGACTGGCTCCGCGGCTACGGCAACAACCAGAACCCCGACGGCGCATAGCCCCGACGCAGGAAAGGAGGCGCCATGCCCCGCTGGAACCCCTTCCGGCGCACCGCCGTCCAGCAGCCCGACGCCACCAAGGCCGCCGCCCAGGTACCGGCCGGGGCAACGACGTTCACCGCGAACCAGGTCACGGCACTGATCGGCTCGGCTGTTGTCGGCCCGCAGAACAGCGGCGTCTTCAACCCGCTGCCGCGCACGGACCCCATGGTCGCGTTCGGGCCGGGTGTCCCGGTACTCCCCGCGTCGATCGACCCGCGCCGCCCGGACACCGGCCGGACCGAGCCGCGGCTGACCGAGTACCAGGTGTCCACGAACCTGCCGGGCATCAGCGACCGGCTGGTGCCGTGGAAGGTGCTGCGCGATGCGGCCGAGCACGGCGGACTGCCGCGCCGCTGCATCGAGATCCGCAAGAACGAAGTGTCGACCACCGCGTGGACTATCGCGATCACCCAGAGCGCGGTGGAGAAGGCGCAGGCCGAAAGCCCCGGCCGGTCGCGTACCGATGTCGAGGCCGACCTCAGTAAGCGGCTCGGCCCGCACATCGCACGATGCACCGCGTTCTGGGAGCAGCCCAATGTGCGTGAGGGCGAGTTGTTCTCGGAGTGGATCAGCAAGCTCCTGGAAGAGCATCTCGTTCTCGACGCGGTCGCGATCTACCCCCGCTACACGTACGGCGGTGACCTGCACTCCCTGGAGATCATCGACGGGTCCACCATCAAGGTGCTGCGGGACTACACCGGGGGACGTCCTCAGCCGCCGCAGCCCGCCTACCAGCAGCTGCTGTGGGGTTTCCCCCGCGGCGAGTTCCTGGCCGACGTGGACGGCGACGGGCAGATCCTCAACGGGTACCGCGCCGATCAGATGATCTACAAGCGGCGCAACGTCCGCACCTGGACGCAGTACGGGTACTCCGCGGTCGAGCAGGCCCTTGAGGACATCGACGTGTGGCTGCGCCGGCGCGGCTGGATCCGCGCCGAGTACACCGAGGGCACCGTCCCGCGCGGTCTGCTCAAGCAGATCGGGGCCGGCCCCGGATGGACACCGCAGCAGACCCTTGACTACGAGCGGGGCCTGAACGACGCCTACGGCGGGCAGACCGGCGAACGGCACCGGCTGCGGGTCCTGCCGCCCAACATGGAGTTGCAGACCCAGACCGACGTCGCGGAGAAGTACCGGCCCGAGTACGACCTGTACCTGATCAAGCTGGTGGCGTCCCACTTCGATACGACGCTCGCCGAGCTCGGCTTCACCGAGCAGGGCGGTCTCGGCAGCACCGGGTGGCACGAAGGTCAGGCGTCCGTCGAGGAACGCAAGGGCACGTTGCCGACGCGCCGCTGGTTGCAACAGATGATCAGCGCGATCAGCCGGCAGCACCTGGGCATGCCGCCCGAGCTCGAATTCCGGTTCCTCGGCCTGGAAGAGGAGGACGAGGCCGCAGCAGACGCGGTCTCCGACGCCCGCGTGAAGTCCGGCCGCATGACGATCAACGAGGACCGGGACCGGATGGGCCTGCCCCGCTTCAGCTTCCCCGAAGCGGACATGCCGATCGTGCACAGCATGTCGGGTCTGATCTTCATGGACGGTGCGAGCAAGCTCGCGGCGGCCGGTGAACTCGTCACACCGGTGAAGGGGCCGGTGCTGTCCGACGCGGACGGCGACGGCACCATCGACACCAAGGCCAAGGCCGACCCGGAACAGCCGGCCGACGGCGCAGAGGTCGAGGAGGCCGACGCGGTCAAGACGGAGCTCGCCGCCTACCGGCGGTGGGCCCGCAAGAACCCCACCCCGGCACGGCCGTTCGTCTTCCAGACGGTCACCAAGTCGGACGCCCCCGACCTGGCCGGCACACACGTCGTGTTCGCGGGTGGTGACGACACCGCCCCAAAAGCCGGTGACCGGCCCGTATGGCAGGGCTGGGAACGCGACGAGGACACCGCCGACCTGTGGGCGGCCCGCATCCAGCGGGCCATCACCGCGGCGGTCGACGTCGACCAGCTCGCCGAACGCTGGCTGGCGCAGGAGCTCGTGAAGACCGAGACCGGCACCACCAGCCCCCCGCCGGCGCCGGATGACAGCAGCAACGCGGGGGAG